CCTCAAATTAGATATGCAATTGTTCAAAGAATTGCCATCGCAATGGCAACATTCCCTGCCCTTGGGTCTAGGGCAGATAAATGCCTCCAATACCAGATGGGCAACATAAGCATTGAAATGACCACCATTTGCTTTTCTGGGCAATCTCACAACGTAATATTGGCCGTACGTATTGACTTTCTTGATATTCTTTAAAATTTTCCCTTTAAAATTTTTAGCCAATCCGTTCTTGTCATGACAGGTGCGATCAAGACTTCTGACACGCCCTTGATCACTCACCTCGTAAAGCCCCTCGTATCCAGCGATGGGCCGCCATTCTTCTATGATTGACATGATGCCTAGTGTCCTTAGGTGTCCGTGGGCAGGGAATTGCAGTTCCGCTGCCTTTTCATCTTATCTCAAGAATTCGCTATTCGCAAATAGCAAATGAGCAAGCAATCTTGGTTTAATGCTTTCTGTTATGAACTAGGCTTATGGGCCGCTGAAAAGCGGCCTTCTCTTGCTTTGCAGCCATGGTTCAAAATGCTCATGGCTTATTGCAGGCCAGACTGGACAGAATGGAAGACAAAAATTGTCGTGGAGAAGATTGACGAGCAAGCGGCAACGCTCGTCAAACGATGGGAAAAAGAAGAGCGAGAGACAAAAGCAAATGCTTTAGCAGAGGAAGCTCATAAGCTCTTTCCTGATGCCAAGGTGACGCCTCTTCCTAATGCCATTGTCCCATCAGTTCTCATTGAAAAGGCCCCACCAGCGGACGCTAGCGAGGCCGTGAAAGCTCTTGGTGGAGAACTAAGGATTACTTATCAGCTCCCAAACCAAGAAGCACCCTGAGGCGCTTCCACTTGGCGTGCTCTTTCTCGTGATAGTCCTCCCACGAGGCAATGGTTTCACTCAGGGCCTTGCAAGCCATGGCAGGATCGTCGTCAGTTAATAGCTCAGCAAGAATGTCGGAAAGATGCTCAGTTTGCTGCTTGTACCAATCGCTCTCTGCAACAAAAGGGAAGGTCATGGGAAGGCGGCATGGTGCCGCTTAAGCATAGCTTCAATACGATCCGCCGTCGATAGTGGAATTAACAATGGTAACGCCGCTAAGCGTTACGCCAGAGATGGTTCCGCCAGTGATGGTGACGCCGCTAGCTGCTTGCAAAGCGATTGTGCCAAGTTCCAGGGCAGTGCGTGCTCCAGAAGCAGTGGTTGCGCCAGTGCCGCCATAAGCAAGGCCAACTGTAGTGCCTTGCCAAACGCCAGTGGAAATAGTTCCAACGCTTGTCAAGCTAGAAGAGTTAATTCCAGAACCAAGAGCGCTACCGCTTAATACAGACGTACCATTGATATAAAAGGCTTTACCACTAGCGAGATCAATGTGCTCGCTACTTGTCCAAGCGTCAGAACTATTTAACCAGCTAAAAGTTTTATCAGTGTCGCCTTTCAGCGTGATGCCACCACCATCGGCGCTAGTGTCAGACGGCGATGCAGTGGAGCCAAGCTCTAAATTCTTATCGTCAACTGTAATAGTTGTGCTATTAACAGTGGTGGTGGTCCCATTAACCGTAAGATTACCACCAATAGTGACACTGCTGGTTGTAGTAATTGTTGAAATAGTGGCGGCGCTTAAATCAACCGTGCCTGTGAAAGTTTTATTTCCACTAATTGTTTGAGCACCAGTTAAATTAACGAACGCTCCCTTGCCGCCAATAGCCTCAATAGTGGTTGCGCTTCCACCTTGCCCGCCAGTACCTTTGCCGTAATAAAGCGTATCATCCACTTCATTGAAGGCTAATTCCGCATTAGCCAAGCTTGTCGGAGCGCCAGCATTGCCACTTGCACGACGCTTAATCCGTAAAGTATTGGCCATTAGAAATTGCCCCCATCAGTGAGTAGAGTTTTTGTTACAGAAGCGTCCGCCTTAAATTTTGCAGATGCTGCATCGTAATAAACTACGCTTCCATCAATTTTAGCGGTTTCATCTAAATTGATTCCTTTTTCTCCTTGAGGACCAATCACGCCCTGTGGTCCTTCGCCAAAGAATTGAAGAATAGGCGATGGTGGAGAAGCCGTTACTGCTATTGCATTGCTTTGTTCATTGACAACAATGACAAAGCTTTCAGCTTCTGCAATCGAGATGACAGACGTGGATTGTTGTATGGCAACTGTCATTTGAAGCTCAGGCCAAGATTTACAAACGCATTACCTTCTACCAAATAATATGCACTATTGTCAGGCTCTGTTACCAGTACGTCATATTGCCCCTGTTGAGTGATGCCGCTAGTTCCAGAAGCTTCCAATCGAATCTTGAAGACGCCACTCGCTTGATTAACATAGGATACGGCAAAGTCAGCAAGCTTAGTATTACCAAGGCGATCATATAATTTAGACGCCACTGTGTACCCGCTCATGTTGACGGGCACTCCAGAAGCGTCTTTATATTGCAACTGCAGCTCAAACGTTGCGCCTTGATAAATCGTAATATCGTACTGACTTGGCGTAATCATGACGAGCGTTTTCTTTTATTGTAAGCGAATTAGGTGATTTCCACCCAGCCGATCATGCCAAGCGCTTTAGCGCTGACTGCACTATCAACGGTCAAGATGAGAGTGTCGCTTTCGCCAGAAGCGTTTTGCCCTAAGGCAAGACGAATGGCCACTGCAATGTCGTAATTATTCGCACTGCCTTGACTGACAAAGCCCGCGTCAACCACTGTGCCGCCTGTGGCAGTGCCACTTGTAGTTACCTCCACATTGCCCCTTTGATTGTCCGCAGCGCTCCACGCCACTCCACTAAGCGTTGGATTTAAACGCAAACGCCATAACACCACATCACTAGAAGCAGTGGCAGTAGAAATTCTTACGGGGAGAATAACATTACCAGTGCGACCACTTGCCATGCGGATGCCAGCAGTGATGCGCTCTCCGGATGTATTTGGAACAGTGTTCAAATCGTGATTCACTGAATACACGGCGCCATCTGGCTCATACCCTCCTTCGCTAAGAATGCTGCTACAAATTTGCTTCATAGTCCTTCCTGAAGCTTGAGCAGAAGAATTATGAATGCGATAAGACAATGGCAAAATAGCCGTTGTCATATATGCACTAGTCAATGTGTTGTAATGATTAAATTCATGGCAATAAATGATCTCGCCATTGATTACAAAGCCAGTCCTCACTCGTCCCACGCCAAGCCATTCAAGATCGGCAGTAAAAATTTGAGCCTTGGAAAAATCGAGCGAATCAAGAGTGTTAATATTCCATGCCGATTGATCAACTACGTTTTCAACAACAACACCAGACGTGAAGCTTCTGATGACCATTTGCAACGTAGTGCCACTTGCTCTAAGCATCACTCCATTCTGATCATCAAAGAAACCCACTTCCTGAATGAGACCTGCCGTTGGCGTGGCGCCAGCAAAGCTTTGCATGATCATCATGCTCTTTCCTGGTTGGTACGGAAAGTATTGCTTAGTTCTGCGCAGCACCGTATCGCCAGACGCAGTGGTGGTCGCCAAAGCAGTGCTGCTTTCGTTCGTTAAATATGTGACCACGCCTCCATTAGAAAGGCGATCAAACCATTGATCAGCACGCTTGTTGTAGCGCATCGTGCTATCAAAAAGCGTGTAAGGGGCACTTGTGCGAGCGCGACCAAATGCATCAACTGCTCCGCTATCTGGGCCAGTCTTTAAGATTTGCCCGCGATAATCAGCCTCAATGTGAGTTTCAAACTGCTCACCGCCTGCAATAATCTGGCCCATGATTTGTTTTCTTTTCTTTTATTGTACTCACAAAAGAAAAGGGGCCTTTTGGCCCCTTAGTTATTTGCCTTGCCCTCGCAATTGCTTGCGGCCATGGTTGACTTTACTGTTCTTGCCCTGTCCTTGCCTCGTAAGTTTCGGCTTGCCAGGGGCAAACAGCTTTTGCCCGCTAATGCCAATCTTTGATTTTGCTGCCATTGTTCAATGGTGAAAGCAAGATTTTAGTTGGCCCAGGGCACTCCAGTGCCATTGGTGGGAGTACGCTGTTGAGAAATTTGCTCCGCGAGAGCGGCTTCAATTGCTGCCACTTTCTCATCGCCAAACTTATCCTTCACCCAATCGGTTACGATCTCGGGCGTAAGCAGCGCATAAGGAATGGCATCATCGCCGGGCGCTTCAAGACCAAGACTGCCATATGCCGAGCTGGCATACGTACCATCATCGGCAGAAATTGTATAGTGAACCGTGTAGACGATTCCATCAGCAAGGTGGCGCTCAAGACTAGCGACGCCCCATTGGTAAGTGATTGCCATGGTTAAAAAGAATGGTCTTTGTTAGTTTAACAATGGGAAAGGGAGTAGATCCTTCGGAAAACCGTCTCAAAGTACTGGCATCTCGTATTCTTGCGTGCTATTGCAATAGTGCTTAAAAACCACCTCGCTTGTATTACCTGCCCAGTTTGCCACTTGTGGCACTGGAATGCCAGCTTCAATCCAACGGCTAATGGCAGTGTGGCGGCAATCGTAGGGCCTATATATATGGGAAATTAATCCCGCCTCGTGTAAGGGCGAAAGCTTTTTTCTGAAATAACTTTGAAAAGCTAGCCGATTCCATGGGAAAATAAATTCATTCTCGCGAGGAAGTTCAGCAAGAATCTCCTGGCAACGATTGTTCAAAGGCACCCAGCGACGTTTATTGGTCTTTGTGCTGTTCTTTAAGCCATGAGTAAGCGTGTAGTTCTGATGCACCAAGAGCTTATTCTCCTTAATGTCATCCCATCTTGCCGCCCTCACTTCTCCGGTTCGCATTGCAGTTTGCAGCATAAACTCTGTGTACCAAGACCAATTAACACTGCGATAAGTGAGCTTGGCTTCTAGCGCGGCAAGGACTAGTCCGGTTTCATTACGAGGAATAACAATAATTTCTTCTTCTCGCTGAGGAGCTTTTGGCATTTTAAAACTGGCCAATGGATTGCGAGCAACAATTGCCACGTCCTCTTGAGCCGCCCATCTGTACATGCTTTTTATATACATTGCCACCCGTCTAGAAGTAAGCACCGGCTTTTCTCCTAGAGCCCAGATCATTATCTTTCTTGCGTCATCAATATTTTGGATAGGGCAACGATTCAACCATTTGCTAACTTGCTTATAGTCTGAAGTGAGACTAGTTGGACATAGAGAAATGGAGCGCTCTTCAACGAAGGCGCTCCAAAGGCTTGAGACGGTGATGGTCATGCTGGTCTTAAGAGGAGACTCAAGTTACCAGCTTTGCGAGGCCTTGTCAAGGCGTGGACTGTTAGCTGTCAGCAAGGCGCTTCATGCCTTCGTCGTTGTTGTCGTAAAGACGTTTTAACGCAGCATTGGCCTTTCTAATTGCTTCCGTTTCCTGCCGCACCTGTTCGATGCGGCGATCAAGTGGTTCTAGCCAATCGTCGTCAGGCATAGCAGAGCAAGTGTCTAGGAGTTTTGTTCGACCTTCATCTGGCCCAGCACTTCCTTCAACAAACGATGCACTTCGCCAGCGTCGTCGATGAACTCGCCTTTGTAGTAGAAACCTTCTTCG